CTGAAGGTCCTGAGTTTATGCCTCAAACTGGTAAGCAAGAAAACACAATACAGTTTAATTACTTTATGGGTGATCAGCTTATTAATGTTAAGTACCGTGACGGTAGAAAAAACTTTAAGCTTTATAAAGGCGCTGAAAAAGTATTTTATAATATTAATAGTATTGTAGGGTATGATACTTGCGTGATAACTGAAGGTGAAATGGACGTATTAGCGTTACACGAAGCTGGTATACCAAATGCTATTTCAGTACCAAATGGAGCTACGTTAAATAATAACAACTTAGATTACTTAGATAATTGTATTGATTATTTTGATGACAAGACTAGAATTATATTAGCAGTTGATGCTGATGAACCTGGTCAAATGTTACAACGAGAACTTGTTAGACGTCTTGGAGCAGAAGTGTGTTACCTTATAGATTTTAACGGTAATAAAGATGCTAACGACTTTTTGTTAGAACACGGTGCTGATGCGCTGCGTAATGCTATACACAACGCGCGACCTGTACCACTGGAAAATGTATCAACCTTAAAAGACGTAGAAGATGAACTCAGAGACTTTGTTAAAAACGGTTTTAAACCCGGTTATCAAATTGGACTTAAAAACTTCGATCAAATATTTTCAACTTACACTGGTCAGTTCATTACTGTTACTGGTATTCCTAGTAGTGGTAAGTCTGACTTTGTTGATCAAATGGTTGTTGGTTATAACAATTTATACGGTTGGAAAACTGCGTATGCTAGCCCTGAAAATCAACCGGTCTACTTACATGCGCACAAGTTAATGCGTAAACATTGGCAGGATATGCCAAGGACAGATGATATTGGTAATGACAAATGGCAACAAGTAACTAATCATGTAAATGATAATTATTTCTTTATCGATATGGATAAATATAGTTTAGAGTCTGTGTTGCGTAAAGGTGCTGAGCTAGTTAAACGTAAAGGTATTAAATGTTTAGTACTTGATCCGTTTAATAAAATTAGAGATATAGATGCTAAATCAGATGATGTAAACCGTTACACAATGGATTATCTAGCTAAGATCGAAGCTTTTTGTAAAAAGTATGATGTGCTCACATTTATTGTTGCGCACCCAACTAAAATGTATAAAACAAATGATGGAAAAATTGAAGAACCTACTATGTACAATATTAAAGGCGGTGGTGAATGGTATGATGCTAGTTATCATGGTTTATTGGTACACCGTGATTACGATGCTAAAACCACCAAGGTTAAAGTGCTCAAAGTTAAATTCCAAAACCTCGGTGAAAACGGGGCTGAAAGTCATTTTACTTGGGAGCCTCGTTCTGGTAGTTTTGTGCCTCATGTAACTGATGAAGCAGCTGCTGAACCAATGCCTTGGGAATAATGGCTTTTAAACGATGGCAAAAATCACCTAGTAGAAAAGCTCCTGAGCGAAATTGGGAACAACAAGAAATGAAAATAATTGGTTGGTGTTTAACTAGAAATATAGGTGTTGGTATAAGTCCAGATTGGAAAGATGATTTAAATAGATGGAAAATAACTATAGATATTAACGGTAAATATTATGACGATCCAAACTTATATGATAATGAAGAAGTGTATAACAAAGTTATAGAATATTACAAATACTATTATGATAAATACAATAAATAATAAAGTCTTTAGAAACGCAAACGAAGCCTATGAATATGTACATGATCAAATACTACAATATGGTATAGATTTCGCTAATACTAAAGCATTGTTTAACGTAGGTTTTTATATAACAGATCCTATGGACAACAAAATAATAAATAAAGAACGTAATTGGAAACCTGATTATGCCGAGGCTGAATGGCAGTGGTATTTAAAAGGTGTTCCATATGTTTTTGAACTTGGTAATATATACGGTAAAATACCTGAAATATGGAAACGTATGGCTGATGACTCTGGTAGAGTTAATTCTAACTACGGTTATCAATGGAACCGTAACGGACAGCTAGATAGAATAATACAAATGTTACAAGACAACCCTGATAATAGGCAGTGCGCAATATCTATATACGACGGTAAAGAAATTGACGATTACAGTCACGACACGCCTTGTACTTACGCTGTACAGTTTACAATATTACATGGTAGATTAGATATGTGTGTTACAATGCGTAGCAATGATCTTTGGTATGGTTTTTGTAATGATCAATATTGTTTCTCTAAGCTGCAAAAGATGGTCTCTGATAAATTAAATATTGAACCGGGTGTATATTATCATTTTGCACATAATATGCATTTATATAATGATAAAATATAATGTATTATTTATATCATATACCAGGCAAAAAGATTGGTGTAACAACTAATCTTGAAGAACGTGTTCACAAGCAACAAGGATATTATCCTGGTGAATACGAAATAATAGAAACATCTGATGATATAGATTTTATATCTTTAGGTGAACAAATAATGCAAAAGTGCTACGGCTACAAAGTAGACGAAGTACCTTATAATAAACTTAAATTTAATAATATGAAAATAAACGTAACAGAGCAAACAACAACATTTCCATATCCAGTAAATAAACTAAAAGGTCATTTAGTTGATAATTTAGGTATGGAGTGGGATACAGAGTTTGGAAAAGTATTTTTAACTCACCAATCAATTAGTTGGATTATGAAAAATATTAAAACATCTATGTATAATGATAATAGATCTTATGTGTATAATAAAGCATTTGCTAGATGGTTTGATAATAACAACGCTTATCCAAGAACAGGTGGTATAATGTCAGATCATAAAAAAACATGCGAAACAATGTGTAGATTTGATAAGATTAGATTATGGGCAGAAGATAGAGGTTTATATCACAAAGGCGATCCTAAAACTCAAACATTAAAGTTAATGGAAGAAGCTGGTGAAATATGTAGAGCTGTACTTAAAAAAGATGAAGAACAAATTATAGATGGTATTGGTGATTGTGTAGTTGTATTAACTAACTTAGCACATCTTGCAGGTACTAGTATTGAAGAGTGTATTGATTCTGCATATAACGAAATAAAAGATAGAACAGGTAAAATGAGTAACGGAACATTTAAAAAAGATTAATTATGTCAGATAGAGAAATTATGGATTCAAAAAACGGTATAAGCTCACGTAAAGAATATGCTTTTAGAGATCCAGTTGTTAGAAACGTTTGTGATAAGTTTGTGTCGCGATCAGATATTGGTTATGAAAAGTATGGATCAACATTAGACGATGAGCGTAGATTTAAAATGAAAGGTCTTCAAAAATATCTTAACGATATACAAGAAGAACTAATGGATGCTGTGCTATACATACAAGCTGCGCGTGAAGAGCTTCAAGACTTATCTGAAGAGGCTTTAATAGATAAGTATAGGTATGATGAAGAAGAAATATAAAAGAAAAAAACGTGGTCCCGTTAGAGCTAAAAAAGTCACATTTGACGGGATCATGTTTGCTTCTGGTTTAGAAAAATATATGTATCAAGCTTTAAAAAAAGCTAAAATACATTCTGTATATGAAGGTGCAACATTTACTTTACAAGAAGGATTTAAATTAAAAAACGAAAGCTACGAAAGGCAAAGTAATGGTAAGGGTGAAATGGTAAATAGAGGTTGTAAAAAAATATTACCAATAAAATACACACCTGATTTTGTAAGTAGTTCATTTATAATTGAATGTAAAGGTAGAGCAAATGAAAGTTTTCCAATGCGTTGGAAAATGTTTAAAAAATATGTAAATGATTGTTTACCTCATGTAACTTTATATAAGCCACAAAACCAGAAGGAATGTGATAAAGTTGTAGAATTAATATTAAACAAAAGTAAATGATAGATATAAATAATAAAATTCTTTCTGATATTACAGTGCATATGAAATATGCTAAATATATACCAGAATTAAATAGAAGAGAAACATGGGAAGAACTGGTAACCCGTAATAAAGAAATGCACCAAAAAAGATACCCAGAATTATATAATCAAATTGAAGAAACATACAGATATGTCTATAAGAAAAAAGTTTTACCAAGTATGCGATCGTTACAGTTCAGCGGCAAACCTATCGAAATTAGTCCAAACCGTCTTTACAACTGTAGCTACTTACCTATCGACCATGTTGATAGTTTTAGTGAGTGTATGTTCCTTTTGTTATCTGGCTGCGGTGTTGGTTATTCTGTTCAGCAGCATCATGTAAAACAATTACCTCACATAACAAAACCTTTTAAAGGTAGAACAAGAAGATTTGTTATAGGTGATTCAATAGAAGGTTGGTCAGATAGTATTAAGGTTTTAATTAAGTCTTATTTGGGCTCTAAGAGATCATCTAAGATAAAATTTGATTATTCGGATATTAGGCCAAAGGGTGCACGTTTGGTTACGTCTGGTGGAAAAGCACCAGGACCTCAACCACTAAAAGAGTGTTTAGTAAAAATTAAAGGTATATTAGAAAATCAAAACGATGGAGAACAATTATCAACACTTGATGTACATGATATTATTTGTCATATTGCTGATGCTGTGCTTGCTGGTGGTATTCGCAGAGCGGCTCTTATAAGTTTATTTTCAGCTTATGACGAAGAAATGATTTCGTGTAAGTCAGGAAGTTGGTGGGAACAAAACCCACAAAGAGGTAGAGCTAATAACTCTGCTGTACTAATAAGACACAAAATAACAAAAGAATTTTTCTTAGATTTGTGGAAACGTATTGAATTATCCGGATCTGGTGAGCCTGGTATATATTTTAATCACGATAAAGATTGGGGAACTAATCCTTGCTGTGAAATAGCTTTGAGGCCTTATCAGTTCTGTAACCTGTGTGAAGTTAATGTAAGTGACGTCACAAACCAGGAAGAATTTAACTCAAGAGTTAAAGCCGCAGCTTTCATCGGTACGCTTCAAGCAGGTTATACGGAATTCCACTATCTAAGAGAAATATGGCAAGAAACAACAGAGAAAGACGCACTTATAGGTGTGTCAATGACAGGAATCGCGAGTGCCGCTGTGCTCCCGCTGGATATGAAGGCAGCTGCAAGCATAGTAAAAAGAGAAAACACAAGAGTAGCAAAATTAATAGGAATAAATAAAGCCGCTAGAACAACATGTGTTAAACCAGCTGGTACTACATCTTTAGTATTAGGCACTAGTTCAGGTATTCACGCTTGGCACAACGATTATTATATTAGAAGACTTCGTGTAGGAAAAAACGAAGCAATATATAATTATTTAAAACAAAATCATCAAGATTTAATAAAAGATGAATATTTTAGACCACATGACACTGCTGTGATAGAAATACCACAGTCAGCTCCAAAAGGTTCAATATTAAGAACTGAGTCTGCTTTTGACTTACTTAAAAGAGTTAAAAAAGTTGCTACCGAATGGGTTAAACCTGGTCACAGAAATGGATCAAATACTCACAATGTGTCTGCAACAATAAGTTTAAAAGAAGATGAATGGGATAAAGCTGGTAAGTGGATGTGGGATAATAGAGATTGTTATAATGGTCTCTCCGTGCTGCCTTACGACGGTGGTACATATACTCAAGCTCCTTTTGAAGATATAAATAAAAAAGAGTTTGAAAAGTTAGTTAAACACTTACATGATATAAATTTAGAAAATGTAAAGGAAGAAACTGACGAAACAGATCTATCTGGTGAATTAGCTTGTACCGGTGGATCTTGTGAAATAACAAGCTTATAACTAAAACAATTATTATGAAAAAAATGTTTTTAATGGCAAGTCTTATTCTTGCTGCTAATTTATGCTCTGCGCAGTTTATGGCTGTAACAACTATAAACATGCCAGAAGATGATGCGGAGTGGGAAATGTCAAATATCACTGATAACATAGGTATAGGTTATATTATAAAAGAAAATATAACTGTAGGTCTTGTTAAGAACAGTGAAGAGTACGATATGTGGGGTAGATATTATTTTAATGACTGCTACGCTGTTGTGCAAGCTCCAACTGAAGAAATGATGGACAACATGATGTTTGGTGTTGGTTATTCTTTTAAACTTTGGAAAGAACTTTATGTTGATCCAAACTATATGATGTCTACAAAAGAAGACTCAGAAGGAGAATTTAAATTAGGAATATCTTATAAATTTTAACATTAATATTTAAATTAAATTAAATTATGGCTTTTAATAAATTAAATACTTTATTTGACGAATTACAAGACGCTGTTAACGATTGTCAAACAGATGTTACGAAATTTGTTGATGGAAATAATTCCGCAGGAACGCGGGTTAGAAAAGCTATGCAGGCTATAAAGTCTCTAGCTCAAGAAGTTAGAGTTGAAGTTCAAGATCAAAAGAACAAACAATTCTAAAATATTAAAGGGAGCTTTTTAGCTCCCTTTTTTTAATCTAAATCTATATATTCTATAGTAACACTTTCACCTTTTTCTATAGCTTCAGCTATTGGCGGATATATCCGTTTATAAGCTTGTGTTGATTTACCTATAAAACCATTTTTAATTAATAAATTGTTTTCCTGTGAATCACCAACTATTAAACATCCAGCTGTATGCTCATCAGTATTACCAGTGTGTATTAATATCCATTTAAAGTTAGGTACATCTTGCAACCATAACATACCTTTGTGCATACTACCGTATTTCTTTGTGTATCTAGCGTGATGTCCACCTTCTTTACGAAGTATTATGTTATACACACCAGCTGGAATACGAGTTTCAGCCATTACTTTTTCCTCTCTTCTTTCATCTTCTAACGTGTAACAAAGAAACTTTGTACCGTTTGTTACGTCAAATAATAATCCACTTGTTGAATCTTCTTGACTACTAAATCTAATTACTTTTAATTTCATTTTATGTTGTTAATGGTATTTTTAATATTATTGTCATTGTTACAAATATTTCATCTGAACTGTTTGCGCTACTACCCATTATTGCTGGTAGCAAAGCATCACCTGCTGTTACTGCTAAATTTGCTGTATTAGAAACTAATTTACAGGGACCTTTAAAACTGTGATTACTAGTTCCGTCAGCACCTCCTGAAGACTCTGCTTCATCAGCCGTAGCAACGCATCTTAAAGTAAATTCGTTTACAGCGGCTGTATTACCATAATCTATACCAGTTGTATTAGTACCACTTGTAGTAGATCCATCAGCGTGAAATAATCCAGCCTTAAAAGTGTTATCGTTGTTAGCGTTTCTACCATGCGCATGAAAACCTACTAAAATTCCAGTATGAGGTATTACAAGAGAGTTAACAGCATGTAACCTTGAAAGTGTGTATGTGGTGGTACCAGTTGAAGTAGCTGTTATACCACTATCATTGTTCCAGTCTTCTTCATATATACCTTTAGTAGTATTAGGTAACATCCACTCTGGATTATTACTACCATCTCTAGTTGGTACAGCGCTAGCACTCCAAACCATATAAGCGTAGCTATATCTTAAATCAACATGTGATTTTAAACCAGCTGGTGTTACAGCTCTAGCTGTATCAGTACCTGTATCAGCCTCACCTGTAGTTGCTAACTCTACAATACCCGCATTTGAATCTGTTGCTGTTTCCCCAGCTATAGTAACAGTTGTACCACTAACGCTTGTATCTACGCCAGCACCACCAGCTATAGTAAAATCAGCACTACCAGAACTAACTGTAGCAGTGTTAGTATCATCTGCCGTAAGTCTAACACCTGTTATATCACCACTACCAGCTAACGATTGTATTCTATCATTTATAGCGGCAGATGTCATTAATGAAGTATCGTTATCAGCAAATGATTCAGAAGAAGTTTGAATAGCCTCAACACTCACACTATCTAAACCTAAAGTTGTTATACCAGTAACACTACCACCATCTACGGTAACTGTACCATCTAAAAGTATATTATTACCAGCAAGTGGTTCTAGTTTTATTTGACCGCTAGCATCAAGCGTTATATCACCATCAGCTGCTATTTCAAAATTAGCAATTTTATCATCACCAGAATTTACACTATCGACTGTTGTTAATAATGTTGCTCCACTTTCACCAACCGTTATAGAACAAAAATCAGTTGTTCTGTTAGAATTAAGAAGTTTTAAATGGTTTCCTGGAGTGTTTATTTCAATTCCAGAAGTATTCGCAATGTCCGCTACACCATCGGCTGCTACATTTAATACTAATCCTTTTTTTGTTATTGTACCTTGATTACTAGCAGAGTCTATATCTATTTGACTACCAATCATTGTAACAACACCGCTAGCATGGTTGTTTGCTGCATCAGCCATGTTTATACTTAAACCAGTGGTGGCACTAGTTTGTCCTGATGCTGTTATACCTGCTTTATCATAGTCTATATCTAATAGTGTTTTTGTTGCTGTAGTAGTAAGAGCATCATCAACATCTAATCTTAAAGCTTTACCACTAGTCAAAGAGTCACAATTAATATAAACAGCTGCTGCCGTTGTTAAGCTCTGTGCTTTAACTCTTATAGCGTTAGCGGTAGTATTTGCAGCATCTATATCTAAAGCTACTTGATCAACATCATTATTATCTATTAACAAAGCAGATGCACCAGAATCTGTAGCTGTAGTTATATCTACTACATCTGTAAAGAAAGACTTATTTCTAAACCTAGAAACTAAGTCATATATGTGTTGACCTATAAATTTCATTTTTACGAATTAATTAGAATATCTAAAGTATCAGAACTACCAACTATTGTATATAAACCGTATTTTTTAAAATTAACACTTAGTAGACTAGTATTGTCTAAAAGTAAAGATGTTTTTGCAGGTATAGCTATATTTTTTATTATATTAAATTTACCAGCAGTTGCACCCTCCGGTTCATCTTCAATAAATAACGTTACAGTAGCATCGGCACTAGCGTGTGTATTTGTTATCATTATAGAACGTACAGTAGAATTATAAGTTCCAGGTTCTATTAACTCAACAGTTGTACCAGTTGATCCAGTAATATTATAATATTTACTCGCCATTTTATTCGTAAAACACCATGTATTCTATAACCATACTGGTAGCTACACTAGGTTTTACAAAAATATCATTTTCATCACTAGCTGCAGCCCATGGAATAATCATAAAATCACCAGCGTATAACCTACCAATCTCTACAGATCTTTCAGAAGAGTCAGCTACACTAAAATCTTCTTTTGAAGAACCAGTGCTTGCTTTACCTAAACCTATAGTAAAATACTCTGTAGAATCAGTATTTATGTTTTTTATGTATAATTTAGCTGCTTTATCAGCAGTTACATCTGCTACTGGAGCCGCTCCTACAGTTAATAGATCAACTTCATTTGTAGATGTTAATGTTTTTCTAGTAAGACCAGTTGCTTTATCTAGCCCAGTAGTAGAACCAGCTTTTGTCATTGTCATGGAGTTACTTACTGTCATGCCGTAACTACCAATATCACTATTAATATTTAATGTTGCGTTTATTGTTGCCATATTTGTTTATTTATATTGTTAATTACTATTATGAATCAGCAGATGTTGGTAAAGTTAAACCCTCGTGAAGACAAGTGTATTCTACGTTTATACCAGCTGCCGCTGCTTCTGTTGATGGTGCTATTTCTATGTCAGCGTGTTGAGCTATTTGACTCCAAGGCATGAATAAAAAATCACCCGCATATAACCTACCTATTTCTGTTGCTGCTATGGTCACGGTAATATAATGAGTTTCATCAGTAGCTTTATTACAAATATAAACCCATGATTGTTTGTTTTGTCCTGCTGGTGAAGCTGGTAGTACTGGAAATATATCTAACGAAGTTGTAGCTGTTAAATATATATAAGCCATACCTGTTGTTTCTTCTAAACCAACTGTTGTACCTGCTTTGTACAGTTCTTTTGTTGTTGATAACGACAAAGCGTCACCAACTAAGTCACTACTTTCTATAGAAAGTGAAGCTGTTGTTGTTGCCATAATTATTAATTTATTTAGTTATTGTTTATTTTTATTGATCTTGCCCTAAAACCATAAACTCTATAGTAGTAGGATTTGTTGTAGCGTAAGCTTTATAAGTCTTATCTCCATGCATAGGTATAAAACCCCAGTCACCTGCGTCTAACTGAAATTGTAAAGGATCTCCTGTGCTAGTATCGTCATATACAAATATTCTATTACCAGCTGTAGTGTCTAAATTTTTAATATACAAGTAAGGAATAGCAGCAAAATCATCCGCTGTATATAATGTTACTTGTCCACTAGCTGTACCTTTTGCCGTTGATATTACTTTTTTTCTAGATAAACCTGTTGTATCTTCTATACCAGTTGCTGTTGTTGTTTTTGTTAGAGTTGCAGTAGACGTAAGAGCTAACTCATCTGATAATAAATCAGTGCTACTTAACGTTATTGTTGCTGTTGTTGTCGCCATAATTATTTATTTTATTATTTTTCTTTGTACTGTTCCATCGTTATATATATAAAACAGAACTTGATTTTTAATTTCTTTTGTAGGTCTTCCTAATAAATCTGTTATTGTTACTAATTTTTTAACCTCTCTTTTTAACAATGGTCCAGACCAACCATCATAACAATGATTGTACGTAGCTTGACATATTGTATCCCACTCATTTTCGCAGCAATAATCATCTACTGATAATACCCAGGCATAACAAGGATCGTTTAACCAGTAAGGTATACCCGGCCCAGTTATACACTCAGCATCATATAAACAAGATAAACTATCGTTTACGTTTGCTGTTTCGTCATAGTTATATGCGTTAACATCCATACATCCTTCAACCACAGATATACACGAACCATTGTCAGTATTAGCCATTGGATCATAGTTAAAAGCAGTACTATCCATACAACCGTAAATATAAGCAATACAACTAAAATCTTCCGTATTTGCTTGTGGATTATAATTAAGCATGCTAGGATCAGTACAGCCATAAATAAACGGTATACAAGAGTTGTTGTCAGCATTAGCAAGAGGATTAAAATTAAACATAGTTGAGTCTGTACAACCAAAAACATAAGGTTCACAACTACCATCATCAGCGTTAGCTAGTGGATTGTAATTAAACATTGTAGGATCAGTACAACCATACAAATATGCTATACACGTATCTGGTGTATTAGCATTAGGATTATAATTGAAAGCTAAAGGTTGCATACATCCATAAATAACAGGTATACATCCACTATTATCTACATTAGCAGTTGAATCATAATTAAACGCTGTAGAGTCCATACAGCCAAATACAGCTATATCTATACATGAGCCATCATCAACACCAGCTATATAACCTTGTGTGTAATATTGTAAATATCCTGGATTAGTACAACCAGGATTATAATAACAAGTATCATTAGTATTTGCTAAAGCGTTATAGTTATAAGCTAAAGTGTCCATACAACCTAAAACTACAGGCACACACTCAACACCACAAAAAGGATAAGCTTCATATATGTCTAATTCACTTCTATAATGTCTTAATTTATTTTCATTTGGACCAGGCCAAGGGTTATTACCTTCATATATTATAGTCCCATAACTATTTTCTACTTTAAATGAATTTTGTATTGTTTGTATATCTAATTGTTGTGCGTTTTGTTGAGGTGTAGGTATTTCAAAGTAGTAAAAATAAACTTCATCATTAGAATTAAGATTTAAAGCAAATGTATCAGAATATATACCGTTTTGATTTATTCTAAACTGCCACAATGAATCACCTTGTTCAACACCTAACCAACAAGCACCCCATGAATCACCACCATCATCATATAGTATTAAATCATAAGTACAAGGTGAAGTTCTTAACATGCGATCTGCATTAGGATCGTAATTAAAAGCAGCTGGATCTGTACAGCCATAAGTAGCTAATGTAACACAACTACCATCATCAACAGTAGCTAGCGAATCATATTCTAAGTAACTAGGTGTTGTGCAACCATATATTATAGTGTCATTATTACATTGATCGGATATATAAGGGTTAGAAGAATCTGTATAACCAAAATTAGGTGGATTTAAATAAAATATTGTATCTTCACAATCTATATTTGTAACTAAGCAACTTCCAACTACTGAACCACCACCTATACCATCTCCATAGGTATCATTAATAGTAAAAACTATTGTGTCACCTACAGGTATACAAACTTGTGTGTGTATTGTTTGGCCCGTTTGTGTGTAATTGTAAGTTCCAGATGGTACAGAATATATTATATTTCCATTAGCAGTAACATCCCAAGATGTTTCACTTGGCCAATTATCTAATTTTATAGCTACATCAATCAAAGACTCAGTAGAATCACAATTAATATCTTGTATACAGCTACTGTCATCTACGTTAGCCCAAGGATTATAATTTGTAGCCGCAGGATCTGTACAACCAAAATAATAAATACAACTACCATTATCATGGGTAGCTAATGGGTCATAGTTAGAGGACACTGTATCTGTACAACCGTATACAACTGTATATGGATTACTAATCATTATATCATCTATACATATATCGCTAGTATAACTAGATCCTGTTATAGCTTTAAATTTTATTTTAAAAGGTGTTATTGGCGTTATTGGATAATAAGCTAATTTCCATTGATCTCCTTGATTTCCAGATATAGTGTCTAAAGCGGTGTAACCACTAGAATCTACTATGCCAACCTCTAAATCACCCATAGCAGCACCATACATATGATACCAAAACGATAAAACTTTACCAGGTGTTTGTGATATATCAAACATTGGTGTATATATCGTAAAAACTTTACCACCATAGTTTTGACCAGAAGATTCTACATAAAAATAAATACCACTACCTGTTGTGTGATCTCCAGATGGTCCAGTGTTAAAAGAACTTGTTGGTCCCTGCATTAACCACCAATCACCAAAATCATTAGCATCTTGCTCCAAAGCAATACCATTTTCAAAATCATAAATCCAAGGAAACTGATTTATTTGTGAAAAGCTAAATATAGGTAATAATAATAGTAGTAATAATTTTTTCATTTTATTTTTTATTTACAACAGTTTTTAGCACATAAATTAAAACATAATTTACCAAAAGTAATTTTACATATAAGTTTACAAATTTTTTCTTTCATAATAATTTTATTTTTCTCCACATTTTTTTGAAGGGTTATTTACTTGTCTCCAGTCTTCTTTTTGAAACCAATCGCGCAACGTAGCGCCTTTTTTACGAGCACCTTTTACGTTTGTTTTTGAAGAGCGTCTATACTTACCAGCTTTACCAGCTTTTTGTTTAGCGTTAACAAGTCTTTGTCTTTCAGATTTACTCATCGCGTCTATTTTTGCTTTTGGTAAGCATGTTTTACGAGTACCACCACCTTTTTGTTTTTTAGCTATAGGAGATGATTTACGACAACTACCTTTAGCTCCTTTTTTAGTACCAGGTACACGCTCATATCCTTCCCAACAAGGCAATGGACTATTCTTAACAAACTTAGACTTAATGTCGTACACTACTTCTTTTTCATTTTCATACCAGCAACTTTTTTCATCATTACCGCTGCTTTTTTCATCATCATACCTGATTTTTTAAGTTTCATTGCTGATTCTTTTTTAAGCTTCATAGCAGCTTTTTTCATAGTCATAGCTGAATCTTTCATTTTTTTCATTGTAGCTGGAGATGCTAATATTTTTTTCTTTAATTCTTCTGGTAAATTTTTTTGTTTACCAACTAAAGGTTTTTTTACTGGTGATTTTTTAGCCATTTTCATAGCTGTTTTTTTCATTTTTGCAGGTGCTTTTTTCATTTTTAAATACTGTTTTTTATATGTTTATACATTGAGTTACCTAATTCTTCGCCCATCTTACTGTCTGACTTATAGTGAGCGCGGGCAACTCTACGACTATAAGAAATGTTTTTTGCTGTAGCCATAAATCCTTTTCTTGATCTAGGATATTTATCGCTTAAATAATTACCTATTAAAAAACCTTGAACAGAATGTCCTGATGGATAAGAAGGTGTTTTCATAGATTTCATAACAAAAGCTGATAGCTTTTTATCAAGTTCATAAGGTCTTTTTCTATTATGATGTTTCTTTAACTCTAATATCACAGGTGCTGACTCTTTTATAAGTTTTGCAGCAATGTTTTTATCATAATCTTTTATACCTTGTTCTTCAGCTGTTTTTTTAAATGCAGCTTCTATATTATCATAATCTTTTACAAACTTTTTATTTAAAGGTATTTTTTTAAGCTCATTTATTTCTGTACGAGTAGTGTAACCACTGTCAACTGGTGGTTTCTTTTTTTTAAACGGCTTTGTGTCAAAGTCTTTAAACATTATTTTTTCTTTTTACCGCCACCAAATTTACCTGGACCACCAGCTCTAGTACATCTTACACCCCAACCAGAAGCATAAGCACTAGGCCATACTTTAAACTTACGTTTAGCAGCAGCTTTGCACGCTGCAGATATTTTTTTTAAAGCAGAACTTTTTGTCATTTTAAAACTAGTAATTTTCATTTTGTTTGGATTACCTTTACCACCGTCTGCCTTACTAGCATGTACAGCTTTTCTTTGTGCGTCACTTACGTATCCCATAATTATTATTTTTTTAACATTTCCATCTACGTCTAGCGGCTCTACCTCTTTCACCGGTCCAACCTTTTGATCTAGCGCAGAACGACTTTCTTCTTTTTGCGGCTTTACTACCTGGTTTAACTTTTCCTGTTACAGCTGTTTTAAGCTTACTTCCAGGGTTTTTACGCCTATATTCTTTAACTCCTTTAGCGGTCATCCCAGCGCCTTCCTTGACTGTTCTAAAGTTACGACCTTTACCTTTTGTAGTTTTTCTAGGTTCGTTACTCTTTTTTCTTTTTCTTTTTCTTTTCTCTAATGGCGAATCCATTTCAAAAATAGGATCTCCATCATTTCTACGCCTACCACAACTAGTTACAGCAAAAGGATTGTTCTTTTGAACATAACCTTCTGTTTTTTTAAACATACTATTTTGTTTTTCTGATCCTGGCATAATTAAAAGTCACTCATTAATATATTATCTATTTCATCTTGTACTTCTTCTCTTGTTGCCACCATTTTAAAGCTTAAGTCAGCTTGAAATCTAGCAACTTCTTCTCCATCTTTAAATATAATTATAGTAGGTACAACAGCTATTTTATGTTTTGTTGCTTCGTCTGGATTTTTAGCTATATCTGTATAGCCTTTAGTATTACAATCGTTTAACTCCATTACCCAAGGAACATCATTAGCACTATTCCACTCAGCATTAAATTGTTTAACTTCTATTTGCCCGAATGCTGTACTAAAGATAAAAACAAAAAACATAATAAGCATATACACAGTAAAAAGTTTCCAATTGACATTTTCTTTTTCCATTTAATTTATCTATTGTATAATTTATCTTCTATTTTTTCTATTGAAGCTTTTATCTCTTGCACGTCTTTTTGAGTATCCATAATTGTGTTACGTATCATTTGATCTTTCATGTTAAATTCCATACGTGTAACTTCATCAGGTGGAATAATCGGTAATTCTTTTGCTTCTGCTATATCAGCTTGTAACATAAACCACATACTTATTAGCGTAGCCATACCAAAACCTATAGCTATTAAGGTTTTTATACTTAACACAAAACCTGTATCTTCATTTAATTCTTTTGCCATTTTAAAAAATTGTGTAATTTAATCCTATTTTAAAATCGTACCACTCACGATTCCAATATTTATTATATTTACCTTCTACAAAATATCCTAAATTTTTATTTTGTTTGATACCATATATCAATCCACCTGAGTAATCATACCACTGATCTTCTGTTATAAAGTTATGATAGCTAAACTCACTACCATCGTTGTAATGATAAGGCATAATATTACCCCAAACATGTAACCAATTTTTCTTAGTATATTTGTAATAATCAAAACCAAAAACAATTGAATGTTGTATGATTTTATCTAGTTGATCTCTTTTTTTAGCAACGTAATTTGATAACACCTCTGGTATTACAACCGCTTCCCATACCTCAGGACTAGTAGCAACTAAAACTCCGTTAGGATCAAAGTATTCACTGTTCTGAACGTCTATAGTGTATCCTTCTTGTATCGCTAAATATGTGTAGTGTAAATTACCATTATCTAACATCCACTCTGCTAAAGGATCATAACCATATGGTTCTGCTAATCTATGTACAGCTCCAACATTAAAAGATAAATCTCTAGTTTTTTTATACCTAAACCTTTCAGATGCTTCAAAGTATTTTATATCAGCAAAACCATCTTCAAGATATTCTAGCTTTAAAGCAAAAAAGTTTACACATAATGGATCTTCACAATCATCATCAGAACTAAACCTAATAAAATGATGTTGATCCATATAATCTACACCTTCTTGTCTTTTATAATCTACCTCAAATAAATATTCAACTCCTCTAACTTTACCAACAGTAGCCGCATCACTGTAGTTTGATTCAGTTCCATCGTAAAATGTTTGTGCTTTATTCTCATATCCAAACCTCGCTATTTTACGTAAACCAATAGTAAAATTATAGTCATAAGGAGTTGAAACAGTTTGTGTTGACAAACCGTTATCAACAGAAAAAACTTTAACGTCAGACAATGAAGTACCACCGTTAACCGCGGCGTAAAACGTGGAAAACTTTAAAAGCTTTTTAATATCTATATCATATGTCTGAGCTACTGTTATATTAGATATAAATAGTAGCAGTAATATTAGTCTTTTCACCATTGTTATATAGTCACTTATTTTTTTAAATGTTTAATTATCTAGTTCTAGTTCTTGTTCTTGTTCTAGTTCTAGTTCTTGTCCTTCTAGATTTAGTTTCTTTATTAACCTGTTTATTTGTTTTCTTTATTCTTTCTTTTACTTCTTTTATTTCTTTATCTTCAATACCAAGCTCCCATTTACTCCAACCTAAAGCAAGAGCAAGTCTTTGCCACCAAGCGTTTTCACTGTCTAAAGCTGTTCTTACATTTTCAACTTTTCTAAGTAATCTAGCTACAGGTACATTAGTTGCACCTTCTACTAAATTACCATAAGCATCCCATATAGGATTATCAATATCAAAAGTATTCATTTCAGGTATTACTTTTTTATTATATTCCATAGTTTTTTCAAAACTATCTAGCTTTCTAATTTTAATACCAACTGGTGGTGATAACTGTAATAACTCATCACTTATAACTCCTAATTGTTTACCCCAACCTTTTTCGTTTTGTTCACCGTATTTTATAACTGCATTTTTTATAACAGATAAAACAGCACCACCAACACCACTACCTCTTAATATACTGTCTATACTACCGTTTAACAATCTTTGTTTTTTGTTCTTAAAAAATTTATCATCTTGCTCATCATCTTCAAAAGCCATAGCAAATAAAGCGCTTTGTAAACTGTAGAATATAATGTTTTGTATAGCCCCGTAATATATTATTTTAGATATATTAGACATGTCGCTTTGCACTTGTGTTGTGTATGGTGGTGATTTTCTTCTATTAATTAAGTCTGAGCCAGCTTTTTTAATTAATCTAACATACTGCGATGTTACATTTTGAAAAGCTAATATCATACGACCAAGTACTGAAGCTTGTTGTTGTGAGATCATATCTGGTCTAGCAGACTGCTGTGTACTTTCTGCTGTAGCTTGAAAATCTTCAAAAGCTTTTATCTCAGCTTCTTTTTGTGATAAACCTTGTTTTATATACGTATTAATTCTATTTCTATAAAAAGTAGAACCACCAATTGCTATAGCGAAACTATCAGCCATTTGAGTAGGTAAAAAACCTTTATTTAATATAAAAGCTATAGCAGCTTTAACAGGATTTTTTGCCTTTTTAACAGCGCTAGCTATTTCAGCTCCATTAACATCAAAACCAACACCAGCTCTTCTTTGTTTTAAAAAGTCTGAATTAAATAATTTAGCAAAATCAGACCAAAACTGTGCTTGATTAGCAAAAGCTTTAGCGGCTTTAAATATGTTATTGTCGGCAAAGTTTATAAAATTAACAGCTGATAAAGTCTGTAAAACAGCAGATCTAGCATTAAAAAACATTGTAGCACCAATAGAACCATTTAAGTAATCTAAAAATGCGTTTACCTGTCTATTACCACCTTGTTTTCTGTTGGTACCAGTTTTTATTCTTGATAGCATGTCTTGCAACGCTTCAACAAAGTTATCACCAAAAGCAGCTCTAATTTTGTTTATATTTTCATTACTAAATATTATATCAGCGTTTTCAATAAACTCTGCAAAAAATTTAGCTCTACCAACTCTACCTGTAGCGTCTGCTAAATCTTGTCTTATATTACCACTTATCCAATGCTCACCCGGCTCTACATAACCTTCTTCTATTTTAGATATTTGACCTACCTTATCTGCAAATGCTTTTAACTTGTTATCTGAATTAACTAACTCTACAAGCTTGTTAGTGTCTGTTTCACTAAGACCAGGTATATCAAAACTAGCTTTTTTCCATAAATATACTCTAACAGCATCATCATACGTAAAATCACCATCAGGTGTGCTTTTGGTAAGCTTTTTACGTATATCTGGCATTTGTTTAGTTAAATTTCTATAATCGTTAGCTATAGCTTGTTTAGCCATGTTAAGCTCTCTATACGCTCTGTTAAGTGGTTTTATAAGTGCTTTTTCAAAAAAGTCTCTATGTTTGTTACCCTGCTCACCTTTACCTATAAAGTTATATAATAAACCTATAAAATCTTCATGTGATGGTGGTACAAAAAATCTAAACCTACCTTTACCTTCGCCACGTTTTCTAGCTTTAGCATCAGAAAAACGTTTTTGTGATTCAATACCAGCTACATCTTCTAATATATCATTAAATCTATCGTTCATTGAAGCGCTAAATTTTGTTTTAGCTTGTACAACTTTTGATTTAATATCTAGTTGCTCTAAAACACTTTTTACAGCTTTAACATTTGGTAAAGCATCATCAACAAAATACATGTCATTATATCCTTCTGCAAACTTTTCCAACATCCAAACAGCTTTTGCTTCACCAGTACTATTACCTAAACCGGTTATATTTTCTAAAGGTATATTTATACCTTTTGATTTTAACCAAGCGTGTATTGCTTCTGCGCTTTGTGGTGGTCTAGCTGTTAACACAAAAACATTACTAGGTCCAAACTTTTTAATTTGATTACGCATTTTTTGCAATAATGGCCCTTCAACACCACCTCTTACATTTATAAAATCAGTAAAATCAAACTCATAACCTTGTTCAGCAAGAGCAGATCCCAATATAGGCCAATCACTACTACTTATTTTAATAGTTTCTTTACCTTTTTTAGCTATTATAAAGTTTTCACCTTTGTCAATTAGTGTTTCATCAAAATCAAAAGTAGACATACCTCTTGATGATTTGCTATACACATTTGACCTTGCTTTTTGCGTAGCTTTGCTAGATGCCTTACCAGCAGACTGCTCATTGTTACCATAAACTTTACTCTTGTCTTTAAAATCAACTTTATCTACTGCTTTTTTAACTTTTGGATTATGCATTCTATCTACACCAGTTGATTTAAGTTTTTGTTCATTTAATATTTTATCTATAGTTTTTGGTATTAAATTAACTTTAGAGTTATTAAATATACTTTTTAAATCACTTACGCTAATTTTATTATCTATAGCGGCAATAGTTTTTTGATATAAATCGTTTATAGTAACCTCATGGTCTAACGTTGTTTTTTTAGTTGGTAAACCCTCTACGTACATACCAGCTTTTGATATTTTTCTAAAAGACCCAACTTGATCTGTGGTTAAAAGTTTTATTATAGCCTTTTTTTCAAGAGCACTTAAGTTTTTGTCCTCTACTATATCTATAATATAATCTATTGCTTGTTTTGATTCTTCGTTTATAATTTCAATAAAATCAGAAAATTTTCTTTTTATATCAGTTACCTTTGCATAAGTATTTATTTCAATACCATTATAAGCTATTTTTGTATAAGGTATTTTTTCACCGTCTTTTGTAAAAGTTCTAGTTTTTGTACCATCTTTGGTTTTAAGTTTTACAACACTAAAACCTTCAACACCTAAATTTTTTATAATTTTGTCATAAACTTGACTATTTCTAGTTATACCATCCGCTTTTGAAGTTCTAATAGATTTGCTTTCGTTCTTCAAAAAATCTATTATTATTCTTGCTTTATCATTTTTATTTGCTTTTTCAAGTCTATCTTTTAATCTATTTACAGTTGCGTTATAACCATATTGTTTTATTTCTTTTACAGTAACTGTTTCTATTTGTTTTAAAACGTTTTTTATATAAGTATTATCAACAACACCTTCTTTGATAATTTTAGCTAAATAAGCTTTGTCAGCAATATTTATATTTTGCTCATTTAACCTTGCAAAAGCTATTTGTAATGCTTGTTCAGGACCTTTATTAAAATTACGCAAAGCTGTTTCTAAAAATAAAAATTGTGATTGAAAAGAAAGACCTTCTTTATTTAGGTTTAATACTTCAATATCTAAAGAATTTTTAAACTTTTGTTTGCTAACAGAAAACTTTGTACTCATAGGCCTGTTAATCACGTCAGACAGTACTTGCAAGTCATCTGATGGTATTTCTTGACCTCTTAAATCAGCTATATCTTGTCTTTTTTGTATAACATCAGCCTCCTGAGCAACTTGCATAGTGGCATCGTAAGCTAAAGCGCCAGACATGTATTTTGCTAATTGATCTTTTCTAGTACCTTTTAAACCAGATCTTTTACCTGTTTCAGGATTTATAGCTGGTTGGTCAAAAAACGATATAAATTGTTTTTCTGTAGGCATTACTTTTTTATAAAGACTTACAGCTTGACCTTTATCTATAGTGTTTAACGCTGATGGTGGTAATAACTTTCTATTAACAGCATCTTGAACTTCTTTTTTACTTGTTAGTAATTTTTCAAATTTAACAAATACTTTTTGATCGTCAGCAACCTCTCTTTCCATTTGTACTAAATCAGCTGTAAACATGGTTTCAACAATAGATTCTCTAAACTTTTTTAAGTTAGATATATATTGTTTTGTACCTAAAAAGTTTTTTATAGTTTTAAATAAATAAGTATTAGCTTCGTCTCTTAAAGCTCTTTGTATGTTTCTGGCTGGTTTACCAGATTCATAAGCTCTTATTAACGCTTTACGTGCGGCATCTAAAACTCTATTATATAATTCACTTCCAGTTTCAATACCTAATTTTCTTCTAAACTTAGAATATTCAGGTTTTTTATCTTGTTTTTGTTTTCTTTTTTTAATTTCAGCAGCTATAGATATGTCTTGTTCTTCAAGTTCTTTCATAGCCACATCTTTTTCTGCTGCTACTTGTACTTTTACTTCACCTTCTTTAGTTGTTTGTCCTATATCTACAGTTGGCGCTGTTACTTGGCCTTTTGTAATACTATTATAAGCTTGTTTTGCTCTATTAGCTATTTGAGAATTAATATGTCCAAATAAACCACTAGGATTTTTTCTTTCAGGTTGATATTTTTTAAACCAAGAAAAAAGTTCTGCATAAGTTGTGTCTAAAAACGTTTTATCATTAACGCCCTCGTGTGGTTGTTTTAAAATAAGATTGTCTAATAAACCTTGTTCTTGTATTTTTTTATATATATTTTCAGATTCAACTTCAAAATAAGTATTACCAATACCCTTTTCTTCTAAATTTGTAACAGTACCATCTTCATCTACAATTTGTTTTCCAAGATCATTTATTTCTTTCGTTGTTTGTACCGGTGTTAAATCTCTTCTTGGTGATACAGATCTTGGCGCTGTAGTTTCAAAGAAAGCAGTTCCTTTTGTAGCTTTTGTTAAACCGCTACTCATAGCGCCTTTATGTATGCTTTTATTGTAATCTTTTAAAAACTTATAAGTACTTTTAGCATCAGTAAAATCAACATTAGCAAGACCAATACCAGCAAACATTCTTCTTATTATATCACCAATTTTAGTAAATAAATTATCATTAAATTTTATTTCTCCATTTGCAATAGCATCAGAATAAATTGTAAAATATTCGTCTCTATTTTCTGATAAATATTCTTCTGTATAAGTTTCTTTATTTTCTTCTATTCTTCTGTCTATAGCATCTCTACCTTCTTGACCTATTATTTCTAAAAAACTATCAATAGTTGATTGTTCTATTTTAGCGCCACTAGCTTTTATAATACCATGTAATAATTCATGATTACCAACATTATCACCATAAACCCTTGTTTTGGCTAAATCTTTGTTTATTATTATTTCATCACCTACTATACCACCTAAAGCTTCAGCTAATCCAATATTTTCTGGATCATTTTTAAACCTTTCCTTTATTTCTTTTTCAGTTAATTCTGTAAATTTTAAACCATAAAGTTTACTATGTTTTTTAGCAAAAGCCATATTAGCTTGAAAATTAGCCTCTGCAACATTAGCGGCTTTACCAGCTTTAACCTCAGCTATAGTAGCTTCATCACCAGATAATTCAACCATTTTTTCAGCAGCCTCTTGTTTTGCCTTTGCTTTTTTACCAATACCAGTAAAATCATTTTCCATTCTAATATCAGCTTTGGCAATATCAATATCGTCAGCAGTATCAACAAAACTTTTCATTTGCTCATATGTAATGTCTTCACCATTTAAAGTGTATGTAGGTTTTTTAGCAGTTAATAAAGCTGCAGAAACATTAACAGGCGCGGTTACTGTACCTGTTATAGCTTCAAATCCAATTTCAGCGGGATCCATTTCTTGACCAGCTACTGCTCTACCTGCTATTTCACCAGTAGCACCACCAACAGCTTCAACAGCTGTACCAGCAGCACCAGCCGCTAACACGCCTCTTTTAGCGCCTTTTACAGCTCTTTTAGTGGCAACAGCTGCTTTACCAGCTACACCGCCAGATAAACCTTCTATTGTACCTATAGCTAATCCCCTACCAATAGCTTTATTTCTTATAGATGTACCTTCTGTTTCTAATAATTTTTTAACATTTTCATCAGTAAACTCTAGACCTTTTTCTTTTAATCTAGTTTCTATTAATTCACCAAAAGTTAATGCTGCTTCCATTGAAGTTGCTAAACCACCCATAGCCCCAGCTAAAGCACCAGGTATACCACCTATCGCTCCTACACCAGCTCCAGCACCAATCGCAGCAATCGAAGCCCCAGGTGAATCTATTGCTGTACCTATTTGTGTGCCTAATGATTGTACAAATAATTCTGGTAATAAACCAGGTTGTTCTCTTACACCTCTAAAAAACGCAGTCCAAGTTTTACCTTCTTTTTGATATTGTTCTTGAAACTTTTTCATACGTTCAGACTCTTGATATTCTTTAGCCTCACCTTCTTTAGCTCTAATAAAGTCCTGTATAACGTCCATGTTAATATTAGAAAAATTTTCAGACATCAAATCTGTAGCTTCACCTGTAGTACTAGCTGCTTTAATACCTCGACCAAACCAAGTTTGATCAAACCAGCTGATAGGCTCTGAAGCAACTTGTTTTTCAACTTGTTTTTGCTGTTCTGGTTTTTCAGAAACTTTTTCAAAACCATATTTTTTTGTATACTCTTCTACGCTCAAACCTAGTTTTGATGCTGAGTTAAAAACTCGTTGTTCGCTAATTATATTTCCGTTATATAAATAATCTGGCATATTTTATTATATTTCTTCTCCTGGAATTAAACTTAAAAAATCTTCACTAAAAAACTTATTCATATCCTCTGCTCCTTTAACAGTAGCAGCGTCTCCTGCTTGAAAAGTATAAACTACTGTATTAGTTTCTTTATCAACAACCTGTATAGTATTGTTAGTTATTACCGTAGAACCAAATAATCCGCCAAATCTAGGTTCTTTTCTATCCATACCCCCGACTAAATAGTATTTCTTTAAAAAGTTTTCTCCATAAGCTTTTGTTAACTCTTGTTCTATGTTTTCCTTATTACTTAACATATTTTTACTAACACCAAGTCCAGTGCCTCCTTCATCTTTTTTTGTTTTAGTATCTTTTGCTATTTTTTGGTCAAATACAGAATAACCTTTATCAGTTAATTTTTTTAATCCTTCTATTTTAGCAATATCTTTCATACTAATTCCATCTTTAATATCTAAACCTAGACCCTCTATACTTTCAACTTTTACACCACCATCATAAGCGAACCAGTTTTTACCGTCCCATCTATATTCAAAATATTCTCCCAAAACTTGTTCTTCAAAATTTAAAAGATCGTTTCTTCTTTTTTCTAAAGTACTATAATCAACTTTTTTACCCCCTTGCCCTATACCACCAGTAGAAGGATATTCAACTCCCCAACCTAATGATCTAGCGGAAACACTAGTGTCACTATCATCGTTACCAGCATTTTTTGCTAACGCTTTTTGTCTAGCACCAAATTCAAAGTTTAATTTAAATTTTTTATCTGCATAATCTATAATAGCTTGTTTTGAAAAATCACTTTCACCACTTAACAATGAACCAGTAAAAGCCATCCACTGGTTGTTTATTTCTTCTTGACTAATACCACCGCTATTATCAGTATCTTTAATGTTTGCTAAAAGCTTACCTCTTTGACCTGTTGCAACAGCAAGTTCGCCTTTTACTTCGCCAGCAGCTAAATCTTTCATCATTAAAGTCCATAAACCAGCTGTTTCTACGTTTTCCTCTCCCTCAGTTATATGTTCATAAAAAGACTTATTATCAATACCAAAAGCGGTTCTCATTAATCTTCTTCTATCATTAGCTGTATTTGTCATATTGTTTAAAGCTCCCCTCATTTTACCAGAGTGATATTTACCGTATTCACCACCGTAAGTAGCACCTAAGTTTTCAGCTGAAGTTGAAAGCTCATTCATTGCGTTACCATAAACGTTTTCTTTGTCTGCAACGTTTTCTGTTAATAATGATTGAAAATCACGTAAACTTATAGTTCTAGTTGTACCGTCAGAATATGTAGCTTCACTACCATCTTCATTGTATATTGTATATGACAAACCACCATTATCATCTTTGGTAATTCTAGCGTAATGACCAGCTACAGTAATTTTATTATTAGTATTACTAGCTATAATAGCATTAAGTGTCTCTTGCTTTTCAAGACCCATTAGATTGTAATCAAGATTATTACTTTCTACAGCTACAGCAGCATTATCTAAAGCTTCTCCCCATTTGTCTATTTCAGAAAATAATTTATTTTTTCTAGTAAGTATTTCCATACGTTTTTTCCTAGTATCTCTATTACCAAAAACACCACTTAAAGGACCTAGTTCTCTTAACTCATCTTTTAAAGCGTAAATTTCATTAACAACATTTTCTGTACCTCCAGCATCATAAACTTTTTGCACAGCACTATTCCAGTCTATAGAGTTTTTTATTAACTCACCTCCAATAAGTGCTGAAGCTTTAGCTATTTCACCCCACATTTCACCGCTAGCCTTAACCGTTTCACCATAAACTCTTGATACATCTTCAAAAGTACCACTATAATCAGGTGGAGCCGCGGCTAAACCGGCTCTAGTTGCTGCTGCTACTATTGTAGCATCTGCACCTGTTGTTATTTTAGTATTTGCCATGTTTGTTCTTTTTTATATTTTATAGCGTAATCTAACCATTCATCAATCATACTGTTTACTGGAATACAATTAATTCTATAACCTAAATCTTCTGTTAATAAATCATAACTAAACTCAACACCGTCATAAAGTTCTTTACTTTCAACGTTTTCTGTTATGTGCATAGCGCGCTCACCTTTTATTCTATGCATGTCACAAAGATTAACAACCGCGCCGTTTTTGAATTTAATTTTATAAAATCTTTTCTTAGTAGGATCTTCTAAGTATTCATGTTTTTGTAATACTTTTACAGGCACACCACTATAACCAATTATAGTATCACCTGGTTTAATATTTTCAATAAATACTTTGCCTTCAACAGTGTCTATTTTAGTACCTTTAGGTATACATGCTGTACCAGCTTTAATTTTAGCAGCACCTAAAGTAGCACCAGCACCGATTAAATCACCTAAAAAACCCATTTTTGAACCAGCTCTTTGACCAGCGGCGTTAGCTTGCATACCCATAGCAGACATTTGATTTGCCATAGCTTGAGATAAAGCCGCGTTAGCGCCAGCCATTAATCCAAATTCAACACCTAGCAATGTAGATTCTCTACCAAACTCAGCTTGTTGTATAGCCGCTTCACCTTGTCTTCTCATTGTATCTGCTTGAAAACCACCTTGAGCAACTAGCTGTTCTCTTGATATACCTAACGCTCTAGCTCTTTCAGCACCTTGTAATTCCATTTGCCTAATAGACATTTCTCCTTGAGCAGCTAACCTTCTATTAGCAGATTCTTGTTGAGCTATGTTAGCAGATATTTGTTCTGCTTGAGCTGCGCCTTGATTTGCTAATGATTGGGCTAATGATGCTACACCACTAGCACCAGCTGCACCTCTTAAAGTCTGTAATATGTTTGCTCTTTGTAAAGCACCTTGTTCTGCTTGAAACTCAGCAGCACGCATGTTAACAGTTAGATCTTCGTATGGATTTTCCATACCTTCATAAAGATTTTCAAATTCTGTTTTTAAATCAGCGTAAGGATTTTTTACATCAGCAAAAGGATTTTCAAACTTAAAACTTTCAAATTGTTTTCTTTGTTGTTCTAAAAGTTCTTTTTGTTCAGCTCTTTCGCCTTCAAAAAACTCAAGTTGCTCACCGGCCATATCGACCATTTGTTGCATTATGTTTTTTTGTTGATTCCTGTCTTTACCTCCAAATACATTTGACATACTTATATTTTTAATTATTTTTATTATCTAAATAAACTACATGATGTTTTTCTTCTGATATATCAACGTCTATATTTTTAAAATATAAATTATTATATTTTTTTTCACTTTGTTTTTTAATAGAATTAATTATACTTCTAACTTTTGATAAAGTCCAAACTCTTTCACAACCACTTTTTATTGCTGTTTCAAAACAAGCTTCTATTAAATGATAATACCAAAAAGCTTTGTTTTTAAAGTTTGGGTTTGATACCATATCGCTTAAATAACCCATTTTAGAGTTAGTAAGATATATATAACAAGCGGCTATCATTGTGTCTTTATTTTCTATTATAAGACCGCCTAAACCATTTTGTGGTAACAAACTTCTTTCTGTAACGCCTAAACCTCTTTCAATCCACCAACTGTTTATAATTTCTATATCTTCTTCTTTTATATACCGTATATTATATTCTTTGTTCATTTAATTTAATTTAAGTACTTATATAATCACACTTTTTACGCGTTATTTACTACTAGGCGTAACTTCAGTACTTAAAGCAAACAATTCAGCTTTTTGATTAGAATTATTTACCATTGTAACTTCTAAATAATGACCAGTCATTGTAGCATTATTTACTTTTGCATCTTTTTCAAAAAAAACAAAATTACCAGCACCTGTACCAACACCATTATCATTTACCGTTACACTATTAAGGCCTATATCTGTTACTGTACCTATATTAAATGGTGGAGCCATTTGAGTACCAGAGTACATAAAGGCCGAAAGCTGCCCTTGAGTTACTCCATCAGGGTTGTGAGTTGATTTGTCCCCTACAAAGCTTCCAGTTGTATTTTGAAGACTTATAGGTGCGGACCAAAGCTTATCACCAATTTGCAATGAACTATTTTGTATATTTGTTGTAAATGTGTAGCGAGTATATGACATATATATATATTTTTTTAAGAAGCTGTCCCTACTGTTATTATTTTATCTAAATCTAAATTTATTGTTGTATTTGTTGTTGGTGTTTGTGTTGTCGTTATTTTTCCTTTAATTTGAACTTTTCTACTACAACCAGTGAAATATATTACAGTATTATTTTCTAATGTTTGGCTTAAACCAACAACCATAGAACCAGCGCTTGATGATGCAGATACAGATGCAATAAGATTTGTACCACTATTATTAACACCAACTCCTGCTATTTTAACATGATCACCACCAGATATACCGTATGTTCCATTTAAATCTACAGTAGTACTACCACTAATGTCACCTCTAACAGTTTTAGAAAGCCTTTCTGGCTCTGTAGCTGAAAAGCTGCTAAACTCAACACCAACGCTAGTAGAATCAAATATTGTTGATGAACCATATGCTCTAAAAGTCAACGTTATACCGTCAGCAAAACTTTGAGCAGAGTTTAGTGTTAAAGTTTTTGTACTAGTATTTATAGCTGTAATTTTTGGTGTTCCAGATAAACTACCGCTACTAACAGCTGTGATTATCATACCTACGGCTATATTAGTTAAATCATCCAAAACTACTTCAGTAGCACTTGATATTGCACCATCTACAGTATCTGTTGTTTCAAAATAAAAATAATCTTCAAATTGTGATAAATTAGCAAAAGCGTCTGTTAATCTTAAACCAAAACCATGTGAATCGTTTTCTACATTTTCTACAGTCCAATCAATATTAGTTGTAAAGTTTTGTGCTGTAGTTGAAGACTCTGTAAGTGTTGAGGTTGCAAAAGTTTTATAATTACTACTGTTAACTGTTCCTGGTGAAAAAGTTAATACCGCATTGCCAATTTGATTAAAAGATTTTTTAACAACATATTTATGACCGCTTATAGATCTACTAAATTGTGTGTTTTTATCTGGGGTTGTAAATAAAAATACAGTATAAGTATCACCACCGCTATTAGCTGGAAAATTAATATTAGTAATAAAATTAGTGCCAGATATTTCTACTTCTAAATTTTTATAAAAACTAAAACCAGAACTGAAAGAGTTAGCGTTAAAATCATAAAATTGACCACTGCTGTTAAACACTTGAATATTAAATGCACAACCATCTGTTCCGTTTATAGATATTTGTCTTGAAAAACTAGAAGCCCCAGAAGAACTTAAATCTAAATCTATAGAGCTTATTATTCTTTCACCTGACTCTGAAACATCAAAAGATGCTTGTTCTTGAGCTTCTGCACTATTATGATATTGACTGTGTGCCATTTATTTTTATTTTTTAATTTTTAATAAGGACTACTACCTGAACCACTACCACTACCACTACCACTACTACTAGTACTACTAGCACTACTACTACTACCACTACCACCACCACTACCACTAATAAAATTAGATTGTTTTGATAAAACTACACCTAAACCTTGAACACTAAAATCTTCTAAATTAATCATGTAAGGAAATGACGCTTGTGGAACTGTAGCGTAAATTCCAGCGGTCGCACTTACAACACCAGTTATATTACTAAACCATTTACCTTCTTTACTTTTAAACTCTAATATCTGAGCAGCTTGACCTTCGTTTTCTTTAAAATGACTTTTTGATCCACTGTTGTTTCTTATAATATCTGCATACCAACCATTAACACCAATAGAAGTTCCGTCTTCCCAGTCATTAGTAATAATATGTGTTGCGCCATCTATGACTTCCTCTGAATTTTCGTAATACCTTCTTGATAAACTTCCCTCATAATTTAACGTGTGAAAAGTTTTTACTATAGAAGGTTCATCGTTAAAAATAGTTGTAACATGAGATGGTGTAAATTCGTTATAAAAAGTATTATAACCGTTATTTAGGCTTGCTGTATAATGTTCATATAATTTACCATCTAGTATTGTAAAGTATTTATTAGAAACACTAATACCGTTTTCAGGTATAAATGATTTAAAACTTACCCAACCTTTGTTTTCTTCATTAAAACTTATTGTTTTTTCATCATACGGAACCATTTGGCTTACCGTCTGGAGATAAGTTGGAGAGTTTACGTCTGTGTCAAAGTAGGATTCAGTAGTGTATAAAGCCTTTTGCATGAAAAAGTTGTCTACTTCACCTTCAACTGGTCCTTCTAATATTTGTACAACAAAAGTATTTAGTAATTCTCCTCCAAAGTGATCTATAGCTGTACCAGTTGTACCGTTTTCAGATTGCCAATTTAAAGCTCCACTATCATTAATTTCAGTTCCATTTTCACCAACGCGGTGTATTTTATCATAAACACCAGTAGGGTTTGTGTCATCAAAACTAATAACGTCTGTTCTAAAGCCTTTGTTAGAACTACCTTCTGACGTAAAGTAATATATTCTAATTCTTCCAGACGTTAAGCTGTAATTAAATCTTATTCTATAATAACTAGATGGTTTTATTCTTTTATTTATAACTTGTCTTATTTCTGTAAAATCTGGAGCATCATTAAGTTTTATTTGATTATTTTCAAAGAATATATATTGTGCTGCCTGCAAGTCAAAACCTATAAACTCCCAGTAATCAACAGATCCACCTGTTATAAAATTTGATCTATCAATTAATCTTAGGTCAGACAAATCGCAAGTCATCAAAACTGGAGGGGTAGATGATGCATTACTTGTATACAAGTTGTCATTTCTAAAACTTATACTATTTTTATTAGGAGCCGCATCTTGATGTGTTTCATTTAACCAATTAGTACTAGGTGTATACGGTTGTTCATTTTTAGTTATAGAATTTATAGTACCATCAAAATTAAAATCTGTTTTATAAATACCATCTTCGTCAATATACATAGTTAATTTATAACCACTATCAACACTACCACCAGGATTGCTTGCAAAATAAAGATCACTTCTAAGCTGTATTTTTAATGTGTCACCTGAGTGATTGTCTACTCTAATTCTAAACTCATAACCATCTACAGATGGCTTGACACTAATAGGTGTTGATAATGATGAAAAATCTTGTAAAAATATTTGCCCAGGCGCGGTAGCATCTACAAATCTTACTTTATCTCCTTCTAAAAACAATCTTCTTTGCGAAAAAGCGTGTGGCGTCATAGCGTCATCACCACCACCATAATCTGGTAATTTCCAAGTGGTAGGTGTAGGTGAGGTTGACCAAACTACATTTTGACCACTGTTATAATCCATACTAAAACTATCAACACTACCACCAGTTTCTCTTTCTGAAATATCCCTAACATTTATTATATCAATTTTACCACTAAAATTATAAAATTGTAATCTTAATCTACCATCATTGTTTTGTACGTTATAACTGTCAGGATGTATTTTTACAACAGCTCTATACAACACAGAGTTGGCAGGCGCAGCTCCATTTGCATAATAACCATTAGATTCTATAGGTATTAAATTATAACCATGTAATTCATTCCAATTTGAATAATCTATTGGACTTAATAATATAAAACCTCTGTCATCACCAGGGCTAGTATTATTGTTAGTAGGATTGTTTATAGAACCAAAAGTACCATAAGGTATATTGCTATCATAAAAATTTTGTGTATCAAAATGACCAGAACCACTAACGTTAACACCTGGTTCAATTAAGCCTCTTGCTAATATACCTGTATTTGAAGGAGGGCTGTGAAGAACAGGATCAATAACAACAACATCTATCATAACCCATTTATCAGCAGTTCTTAATAAAGGTATATCAGCAGTATGCGTTATATAAACACTACCAGTAGTTGTTCTTGAATCTATTTCTATTTTATCAGATCCATTGTTAATAACACCGTCAGCTTGATCACCTGGAACTATAACTCCATTTGGATTTGGATCATCCCAAGTGTGAACCGTACCGTTATCATCTGTCATAGAAGTTTGATTTATTACAGGGTTTTCTTGACCAAATTGATTTATTGCTTCTATGTGTTTAGTTGCAAATTGATCGCCAGACTGAAAGGTAAGATTCCAAGAAGACGAAGTAAAATCGTGAGAAACTTCAGTCCAAGCAGGTACAGTAGCTGGTGGAATATCACCAAATGTTGGTATTGCAGGTTGGCCAGTATAATAAATACTATTAAAAGAAAGTATTTTTTCAACTTTTGCACTTGCTAATCTCATTGGTTTTTGAAAACTTTCACCAGGTTTATTTGTGTTTTTTACTCTGAACTTTAAGTCTTGAACAGCAATACCTTGATGTACATTTAAATTAGCCGCTAAACTACTCGCTGATCTTCTAAATTTAACGTAAAAAGTTAATCTCGCAACACCAAGCGAAGCATTAATACTATCTAAGGCAAGTGCTTGCTGAGAATGGTTACTACCACTACCATTCCAAGTTACAGTGTTACCACTAACAAAACCTAAATGAAATTGAGTGTTAGTTTGGACCGTGCCAGGGTATCCTGGATTAAAATTATGACCTTCTATTTGGTTTTGCGCTAAAGAATATTTATTAACAAAAGGAGTTGTTCCTGAAGACGCTGTCCCAAATGCTTTTCCGCCTTGTCTAAATATTTTATCACTATCAACAGGAGTATTACCATCACAAATTATAATTTGAGGTACACAATAATTTGATGTTGAAGTACCACCGGCTTCTACTTCTATTGTAACTTTAAATTCTTCACCATAAAAAGCTGTTAAGTTGTTTGCGCTATCATAAGCACCTATTGTTTCACCATTTGTAAAACCTGGATTCCAACTAGATTGTATGTTCCAAGCTGGATTATTAGAATTCCAAGAAGATACAGTTGATTCTACAAGATTAGTTGGCATTGTACCTGAAGTATGTGTAAATGGAAATAAAGCATACTTAGTCTCACTACCAGATACAAGATTGCTACCTGCTGCAAAAACTAAACCAGCATAAGCATCAGACCCACCAAAAAAACCGTCTTGATCATCAAATATACTACCAATAAGATTACTATTTAAAAGTGGCATTTCGAACCAAGTGGTGTTAACACCAATAGTTTCGTGATAGGATTTGTTATCATTATATACTTGAGCTGTTTGATTAGCAACTGATCTAGCCCAAACATAACCGTCACCAAAAAAATCAACAGTTGGATCATTATGAAAAGGACCACTAGTACCGTAATTAACAGCTGTTGTTTGCCCAGTGCTAACGCCAGAAGGTGCAGACGTAAAATTATGATCAAATATTGTTTTTGTAGTAGTGTCAAAACCTACAAAAGATTCAGCTACAAATGGTTGTCCAGTTTGAGCTTGTTGGTACTGCCCTTGAGGTATAGCCGCGTAGTTAGTTACAGTTGTTTGACTATCTAAATGTCTAAGCGTAACTTCAGGAATATTGTTATAAGAAGAACTATTTACACTATTTACACGTATTTCGGTTTGATTAATTTGAGTTCCAGAAGCAAAACTACCATTTTCAATAACATTACTAGCGCTAGGCGTTAAATTAATTAACTCTTCACCAGCTGTTATAAATGAGTTTCTTAATAAATTTTGTGTAAAGTTATTTGTAAAAGTAATATTATATTCTTTTTTATACTCATCATATGTACCAACTAATTCATTTGGAATTTTTAAATTATCTCTAAACCAATCACGCATACCAATATTTGATATAGGTGTTAATCCATCCATAGACAATCTAAGAACCGCGCCTCTTTGTTTATCTGTGAAATAAGCTCTATAAGATTCTGAGGCAAAACTTTCTGGGTTTTTTGATATACCGTAATCACCAACAAAAGGTGTTGCTGTACCTAAAACCTTATTAGACGCGATTAATTGTGGATTACCATCCGCATTAAATAGTGTATCTTTACCAGCTACTATATCTACTATTCTATCTTCACAAAAAGCAACCAATCCAACTCTTCTTTGAAATAACTTTTGTATACTACCGTAAGTTGGGTTTAAGTCTTTTGTTATTTTTTCAGCCATTATAAACTGATTAAGATCGTTTACACTAACGTCAGCATTGTATATACCAGAATAAATTAAACCATTTGTCCTTGTTTCTTCTTGATAATTAGATTCTAAAGTAGAAGATACTATTGGTCCTTTTGATATAGTCATTTCGTTAAAACCATCTCTTATTCTATTTGATTCAATACCATTACCAAAAGAAAAACAATTATACCAACTCAATCCAACTTCTAAATCTCTACCTATATTTGAATCTATATAAAACCTTGTTCTTAACGTACTAGTGCTAGTAAGTGGTGATCCACTACTAAGTGTTCCTGCTCCTAAAGTGTTACTAGGATCTGATGGTTGTGCTGATAGTAAAGCTGTAGTGTAGCTACCATCTTTCCTATAAAACCTAACTTTAGTATTAGAATAATCAATTTCATCGTTAGCATTGTCTAAAAATTGCCAACCTGGTTTTATTTCAAACTCATTTTTACTTATCCATCTAGTAATAACGCTACCAGTATAATTATAATTTAAGTTTTCAACTCTACAACCTACAGGAGCAAATATTTCACAAGTATTATCGTTAAGCTTAATAGGTATAACATCGCTAGCTTCGTGATATATATCTAAATCAATACTTTCTTTTGGCTCTGTTTCCCAAATTATAGGTTGCTCAGAATTTACCTCTATAAAACTAGTTGCTTGTTCTATAAATTGAATAGCAGAACTAGTATCAAGATCTATATTAGTACCGTCTACAGGATTGTATGTTGAGCTTTTTGGATTTTTATCTACTTCTATTATATAACAAAGTCTTCTATTGTTAGCTCTACCAAAATCTCTAATAGTATCTTTAGCATGAGCAAGCTTGTCATCGTTACCACCACTTGAACCATCAGGTACATGGTTTCCATCAGAATCTACAGTGTCAGCCCAATCCATTACAGCTTTTTCGACAGAATCAGAACCTTGATCGTATAACCAAGGTGTGGATCCACCCCAATATAATTGTTTTTTCCAACCGGTGTGGTTGTATAGTTTTTTTATTGAAACTTTTTTTATAGTATAAATTTCTTCATTTGAATCAGCTTCAAATTTAAATTGTTTACCAATTTTTAAATTATCTATAAAACTTTGTATTTCTTTAGCATTTTCATTACTTTTTTTCCAAGTTGGATTCCATTGGTTTTCGTGTCTTTCTTTATATCTTTCATCATAACCAAAAGAATTTTTTACACCTGGACCTGGTGCTTCGTTTGTTGATTCATCAAACTTAACCGCTTCACCGTTAAAAGCCATTTCAACTGTATCTCCAATACCGTCCTCATAATCTGTTTTACCTTCCATAGGGACTACTATTTGATCATCGTTTGCACCAAATACAGCTCCATCATCTTTAGTAAAAACACCACCACCCCAAATACCTTGTAAGCCATTAGCAATAGAATTATTACCAGGAGATATAGAATCACCCATGCCAGATGTTGAGTCAACTAAATCTTCACCTGGAGCTAAAATTGACAAGTGTATAAAAAACCTACCAGTTTCTTTTTCTTCACCATAAGTATTATCAGGATTTAAATGAGCTTTGTACATGCCCACACCAGGTGCATATTCTTTTTTCCATCTTCTAATACCTATACCGTTACCATAACCAGCTTGATCATTATAAAAAAGATCTTTATAAGGTTTATCTGTATGAGTAAGATCACTTGTTATAACACCTTCTAAACCGTTAACGGCGTAGCTACTATCATTTGTATTATCATTGTACCATTGACCACTAGCGTGTTTTGGGAATTTCCATCCAAATTTATAACCCCACTGAGAGCCTAATCTATTAGCAGCTGCTACAACAACACTAGAAAAACCTTCTCCAGCTTTTGCTATTAAACTTGTTCTTCTACCATCCCATATTGGATTTTCTGGATATTCTACATGTATGCCTTGCCAAATTTGACCAGAATTTTTAGCATAGTTATCACCACATATTTGTCCAGCTTGCATATACATCGCATCAATAAAAAAGTTACTGTCTCCAATTTCACTTTTTACTTGGCTCCAGTATGATGGTCGATCTGTTAACTGGTGCCCGTGAAGTTCTTCTGGTGAGTCAGTACCACCAGTTGGTACACTTGTGTTTGTAGAGTTAACAAGACCTTCATTCATATTAGAACCAGAGTATACTTTATCCGCAGCATAAAAACAAGGTCTTCTAGCTGATATAACGTAATCACTAAGAATATCCGTGTTTGAATCTAATATACTACTTTTTAATATTGGATCGCTAAAAACTTTAACAAAAAACTTACCACTAAAGTTTTCATTATTTTTTTCTCTTCTTTGTTCTATTTGAAAAGAAACATTTGCATTTAAACTAGTAGTGCTACCAGCAGTACCTGTAGATATAAAATGATCTTCTCTACTAATAGGTTTTTCAATTTTTAATCTTACAACATCACTAACAACATTTGCATCTATTATTTTGTATTTATTAGAATATGCAATACCATTATCAATCTCTCTATTCCAAGACATATACATATTGCCTTTTAAATAATCTTTATCACCACTCCACTCACCGCTACCACCCCCAGCTAAAACAGCGCCGTCACAATTTGCACCTGTCCATGCTAATGTATCAATTTCAATAACAGTTTTTCCTCTAGTTGGTCTAGCGTCTGCGTTAGTAAATATACTACCTAAAACACCTACCACTTCCCTATTGTTAGCAACACCCATTGAAAAATATTCAAATTTAACAAAGTCTGGGGCTTCGTTTTGTATATCTATAACTTTAAATCTATTTTTATCTAAGACCTGTGTTTGGCCGCTACCTATTTTCTTTTTTAGTATTATGTAATCATCTTCTTTTATTTTATTTCTTTCTGCTGAAGGAAAAGACAACCATAAAGTGTGTTGCATTTCATTTAGTGTCATATCATGAGGAAGATATGCTTTTTCCATTATTAAATTATAATATTCACCAGAAGTTTCTTTTACAAAATATTTTATATATTCAGCAAAACTAGGTGGATCTTTTTCTAATTTAGCTTCTATTTGATTTGTTTGATTCGCTGATATAACACCTGAAAAACTTTTCCAAGGAACACGAACCGCACTTTTACTAGATGTAAATACTGGTGTTTCTCTACCATACTTATCACCAAAAACTACACCTACTTGATAATTTCTTTGAGACTTTATAGATGGTAATCCACCATCTTCAAAATTACTATGCGGTAATAAATAGCTACCTCTATTTTTATAAGTGGCTATTAAATTTGGTATTGATGTTTCAGGATTATAACCTTGAGTATAATTACCATAAACAACTCTATTACTAGTTATTTCTTGAGATAATGCTTTTCTAGGTAAATTATCCCAAGGTCTTAATGTTTGGTTTTCTGGCAAAGCAGCTCTTATATTTTCTGAATCAACTATATATCTACCTTTATGGCCGTCACCTAAGTGGTTAGTTACAACGCCACCAGCGTTACTCCCACTAGACCATTTTCTACGCGCCAAAGGTATATCACCTTGAAAAGTTCCAGCAGCATGGAACTCGTCGTCTGTATACTTTATATTTGCAATAACGTAAACAACGTTAGAATTTTCTTGTTTATACAATATATCAACTTGCACAACATCAGAAAGCGTATCTGGTAAAATAAAATTAGAAAGCTCTATAGATTTTATTTTATTTACCATAGAAGTATTTGTTGCTTCTTGCGCATTGTATACAAAACCTAAACTATTTTTTTCGTTTTGTGGATTAAAAATAACATCTGTATATGGCGCAATTGCTGAATATTGATTGTCAATATATTTGTATCTATAAGAAAATCTAGGAAATATTTTTTCAAATATAGGATCGTCAGACTTGTTTGATGTAGTATTTATTTTTACATCTAACTTTTTACTTGGTTTTTTTCTTATAGCAATTATATGTTCTTCTGTTATATCTTCAGTTACATTGTCACCAAAAAAAACATCACCAACAGCAACTTCATCATAATTAGGACCGGGTGCAGCTCTTCGCATTGTCGGTCCCATTTTCCAACCGGTACTGTTATGTTGCCCATGGAAAATTGCAAATCTTCCTCTATATATTTCTTCTCCGTTTCTATATTGTATAGCGTCAACATCATAATTGTTTGGGCTAAAAAGACCTTGTGGATTTGCAAAGCTTATATTAAAAGTTTTTTCAATATCTTTTAAATGAAACTTACCGTATCTACCAACTTGACCTTTTAATGTAAATTCATCACCAGTTATAAGTTCACCTGTAATAGGGTGAGTATCACCACCAGAACTTGCGTCGTTTGGACGATTAAAAACAGATGTTATTGTAGTTCCATGAAAACTTCCTTTTTCAAAACTTAGTTGAGTATGACTACCGTTTACTAATGCATCTATAGGTGTACCATCAATACATCTTTGTATATCTATTCTTCTAGGCTCATTAACACCATCTGTCCAAAGTAATAAGTTATTTATTATATTTATACCTGTTATTATTTTATTTGGAAACTTTAAAACAGCTTCAGGTGTACCTACTTTAGTATCAACTAAAACAGGTATAATACCATATTCAATAGAGTACTCTAATATAGCTTCAAAATTAGTATGGTTAGCATTAAACTCTCTTTTTACAAACCAATATAATTTATCATTTTTTTCGTCAGCAATAGCACCAATACATTTACAATCACTAGGAACTAAATTACCAGATACTAAAGAATTACCTAGTATATTTTGAACAGTACCAACATCAGAACCTTCGGATGTAGTTACTTGAATATTCATAGCGTCTCTATATTCACCCTTAGGAATAAGTCTCTCGTCCAGATCCTTATTCATTCTAGCTTTTAAAAAAGTATTCTTAATCTCCGGCATTTATTAATGTTTTATGTGTTTTGATTTACCTCTTAAAACTTGAGTTATATCTTCTAATTTTATATTAGAAAGTCTTAGTTTTGCATTTCTAATAGCAGCAAATTTTTCTCTTTTAAGTCTTGGTACTATTTGTTGCGTTATTATTTGTGAAGAAGCAATAGCGTGTAGTATATATCTATACATAGCTTCTTCAGCAAATTTATGAACTTGCATTTCAGATTCAGTACCCAAACCGTCGCTTATATAATCTAATACAACAGTTTTTCCAGAAAGATTTGAGCTAAAATGTATTTTACCTAAAGTATTGTCTATATAAAAAGACCCGTTAGTTTGAGCATGTGAAGGCTCTAAACCATATCGTTCACCTTCATAAGGCCAATAAACATCATCTTCATAATTATCGTTTTCTACTTCACTTGGCGTTGTTGATTTATAATTAGTCCAAGTTGTTGAATTACCATTTGAATTACCAGCTGTCAAAGCTTGCATTTCTGTTAAATTAGATATTACTATATCATCAACGCTATTTTCACCAAATATAGCTGCATCATAAGTACCAAAAGCCATATCAAACTCTATAACGCTTGTTATTACAACCCAAACAGTACTATAAGTAGAAACATCTATAAATTCATCTTCAGCCAACTCTTTAGTAACACCACTTTCTCCAAAAGTCCACTCTAAAACAGAATCGTTACCGTCACTAGTTTGTAACCAAGGCATGTTTAAGTCTGGAGAAACATTATTACCAGTTGTATAAGCTTTTGTGTAACCACCTGGATTATGAATATTAGGGTCTATACCTATTATACCTAATTTTAAATCACCACCAAATAATTTTGTTCCTGCTCCTTGAGTTGTTCCTTTAGCAGATATAGATATTTGATTAATATCAGCAACATCAATAGGTTGATAACATTTATATATTTTACTAAGATTACGACCAAAACTATTATGTGCAAATTGTTTAAAATTTAAAAATCCATTAGGTGCGTCTATAATATCACCAAGAGATTGTTGAGATGGTGTTATACCTGACTTATTCCAAGGATTTATTAAACCATCTGTAAAGTCCATGTTTACACCTATTTCAAATTCACCTGGAAAAGTATAATTACCATCATCATCTTGAGTTATGCTAAAAGGATTTGAAGTATGTCTTGTAAAATATATAGGATGTTTTATACCAGCGCTATCAACAGAAGATATTTTAGTATAATTTACATAATCATGTGGCAATATCATTTGTAACGTGGGTGGTACTACAATTTCTTGAGCTTTTAAAGATTTGAAAGTATCAAAAGATAATTCAGCTAAAGCTCTTTGAGCGTGGAAAGCAACATCAACTCTAGTACAACTAGGTATAATTTTTTGTTTACCAACGTAAACAACCATAAATTGATTTATTATATCATCTAATGAAACAAATTGATAATTACCAAAACTATTGCCTTGATAATAACCTTGTTGTGTTTGATCTAGTAATGCCATTTATTATTAGTTTTCTTGTTGTAATTTACTTATTTCTTCTTGTCCAGCTGCTTGAGCTAAATTATAATCTTTTAAATTAATACCAGCCATTTTTGATATTTTTAAAACTAACTCTACTTCTTCAGATTGGTGTAATTCAAAAGATTGATGATCTGCAGCGCTTGGATTATATAAAGCTTTGTTAGATACAACTATATAAGTCCAATTAACTCTTTTAGGTTTTCTTAAATAGTACATCCTATAATTACCAGTATCGTCAGTTGAAGCTGGATAAAAATACATTGTATTATCTTGTATAGTGTATATTGGTCTAGAGTGCGTCGCTCTTGTGAGTGGTGAGTTTTGTGATTGAATTAAATCATTTTGATTTATTTCTTCTACTTCTACAGATCTATTGAAAGGATTTTCTGCACCGTTGTTAAAATCAGATTGTAACTTAAACACGTTCCCTATTCTATAAAAATCTGAAATACCACTTAAATCAGTACCGTTAGGAGTTTCTTGTGTTTTTTTAAAAGGATATAATTTTTCTTCTACTAAATTACCTTTATTATTATCTAAATCATAAAAGTATTGCTCAAAAATATCCATTTGAGCCTGGTTGGCAAATAAGTTAAACTCTTGTGGTGTTATATAACCCCTCTGTTCTTTATTAGCTAAAGCTAATACTCGTTGATATACTTTGTCTATATTTACCATAATATTTTTTTATTGTAGTTGTAATCGCCCCGTAGGGCGACTACCTCTACAGTTTGATTAATTGTTTAATCTTTTTTCTATACTTGTGTATATTTCCATACCTTCATCAGTTTTAAACCAATGCGCTAAAGCAGTGTATGGATGCTCGTCAAAAGGTACTGTCATTAATTTTCTATCATTAGAAGCCCATAAAAAATTACGATTATCTTGAGATAATTTTAATATACCAAGCTCAACAGCTTTAATACCAAAGTTTCTAAGTTGAACATTATCATCAGAAGCTAATTCTAAAAACAAAGCAGGATTTTTCTTAGCAAATAATAATAAATCTCTTTTAATCTCTTTAGAACTCATCTTAGATACACTAGAACCCATTTCTACACGCATAATAGCTTCTGCAGTATCAATATCTACTGTTTTAGCTATATTTAAAGCTTCTAATTCTAATTCTAATATTTCAAGTTCATCAGCAGCTTCTACTTCTGGTTTCCACTCTTCAAAAAGTATATTTTTTTGTGGATGATATAAAGATAATAATTTTTGTAAAGTTTGTTTATTTCTAGGAACATGAAGAGCTCCATTTCTAAAAATAATATGTGCTAATCTTTGATCACCAATCATCTCGTCAACAAAAGGTGTTTTTTGATTTTCACAATATTTTAACTCTCTTTCATAACCTTTTTCTTCATCAAAAAAGTATATACCCGCAGATTTAACCATATAAGATAGTGGTCTACGTTTTCTTGTTAAATAATAAACTCTATCTTTTATTTCCCAAGTTGGTTTTTTAGGTTCAACTTTTTTAGGTTTTGGTGTTTCAACAACTGGTGTTTCAACAACAGGTACCTCTACCTTTTGTTTTGTTTCT